AAAGACTTATCAAGTTGCAACCAAAGTCGCATACGCCATTCATCATAAAATTGCTTCCAGAACGCCCTGCTTGCAATTGATGGATCATCAGTGTTTTTCATCACCAACATCATAGCTGCATAGGCGCCTGCCATTTGCCGAAGTACGTCGTCAGGCAGGAAGTCGTATGAATTGGTACTATCAGCGGCTGGGACAGCTGGTATTCCGCACCCGTGAATAATTAAAGACACAGACCCACCAGTAGCGTTGCCTGGATAGATGTTTACTCTGTTATTGTCTGGCCTGTACCAATACAGCATTGACGAAGATGCGTTAGTTGTAGTTGTTTTGTAGTTTAGATCGTTCGCTCTTACTGACTGCTCACTAGCGTGGGATAGCCTTGTGGTTGATATGTAAACATCAGTTGGGTACCACAGTTCACTATTCAACGGGACTGTAGTTAATGTGCCAATGGTTGTGACACCATTCGTGCCGTTAGCCAGACTAACAGTATTAACAACCGGATAAAACACACACGATCGGCAGATGTTGGCTATACCGTCAAGAATGTATGTCCTAACAGTAGCATCACTAGTAATAGTTGTACCGCCAGTACCCGTTGGCAGTTGACCTAGTGTTGAGTTAGACGATTCGTTTAGTAAGCGATAGGCCTCTTGCCGTATCGTGTCTATAGATATGGCCATTACGTAGCTCTCCTTGCATAGGTTGCAGCAAAGCTCTCAACCATACCCATACGCTTTTCATACTCTGATTGATAGTACTGAAGCATTTCAGCATCACGTTGCTGCATAGCCTTTTTAAACAAGACTCCATAAACAACGCAGTCGTGAGCAATGTCAGGTAATGGACACTCTTGTTGATCAGCTGGGGTTGTTGACGGAGTTCCAGCCGTCGTGTATGTCCACACGTCTCCCGGAATAGCGTAACCCTCAATCATAATTCCTGACGGCGTACTTACCGATGGAGACGGGTACAACTTAATTCTGTTAGCGCCAAAGATTAATGCATGCGTAGGAGTCGACGGCTGAGTGTCACGACGGTAAACGTCGTTATTGCCCTCGTACCACTCAACTATTCGCATGCGCTTATAGTTACCGTCATCGTTAAGCACCATGACGTTTTTAATTCTGTACAAGTCACTAGCACAGTATTCATCTGTGCCATAGACGGTATCTAAATACCGACGACCAATGAAGCAGTCAGTTAACCTGGCTACATCATTGGCCGTCTCGTTAACCAAGAGGTCAAGACCAAACGGATCTTGATCTAGGTCACCACTAAAATAATGCTGACCAAGAAGTCTGACTTGCCGTTTGATCTCTGCCCTTGTCATGTGCCTATTATCCCACCATAGCGTTGTCACGTCCAAGGACAAGTGACGTCTTACTAATTGCGACAGTGGACACATTGGTGGCGTTTGTAGAGAAGTAATGCACTGCCCAACGTAGCCAAGGTCGAAGGCTCTGCGTCATAGGCGCAGATACAATCTTAGTTGCCCCGTTGTTGGTGATCAGCTTCTGCACAACAGCACCAGTAGATGTACCAGTAATTGTCAGAATTGCCGGAGTTGCGGATACGTTAGACAGTGTAAACGTCGTCTGTGTAGGCGTTGTAAACACTTGGTAAACCTGATCTGCATTAACGCCAGCCAATCCACCTGCTGAACTCAATACAACATGGTCGCCAACGGAAAGCCCGTGCAGCGTAGTTGTAGTAAACAGGTGAGCAGATGTGACTGTTACAAGAGCTGTAGTAGACAGCGCAGCAACACCAGTTACAAGTGGAATAGCTCCAGAAATTGGAACCCAGAGTCCACTAGGAGCGGGAGTGGCGGCGCCATTGTCATAAGCTCCTTCCATGACAATGTATCCACCAGCAGCCTGCGGCCAGGTTACTGAGGCGCCAGTAACCTGAGCACCAATAGAAACAGCACAGCGTGCGTACATGTTCATGTACGACGTGTTGCCCCATAGAGCTGGTTGGTTATTAACCGATGAAACTTCATTACCTGCAAGGAAGTTTGTAAATGAAGATCCGTCCAACTTAGAGTTGATGAATCCAGCTACATTCTTTGCATCCGAAGCCGCACGAAAAGCACCAACGTTAAGACCAGCAGCTGCACCAGCATTCAGTGTTACAGTGCCCTGAGTAAGCGCTGGATCACCGGCAGGAGTACTTGCAGCGATTGTCATGATACTTGAACCGCTTGCTGCGGTCCAAGTCCAGTTAGACAGTTTAAGATCACGTGCCATATATTTTCACCTATTCCTTTATTACTGGCTTACGACCACGTCGATTCGACCAATTGCGCGGTTGTGAGGAATCCACAGACCAACACCCCAGTCAAACAGGACGTTGTGCATGATTCCGTTTTCTGGCGAAAGTCCGAGGTACTTTGGCTTGAACGGTTCAGACTGCCATCCAGTTACATATCCGGTTCCATAACGAACCGCGTAGATAGAAGTCTGGCGGTTTGCTGTTTGAACAGTACCAATGCTTCCAGTAACAGACTGTGTCTGTGTGTTGGAGATAACTGGAGTTACACCGTCAGACTTACGACCAACAGTACGAATGGTTGCATTCTTGTACTTCTCAACTGGTCGGTCAAAGCTGTCTTGAGTAATATCAAAACCAGCTCCGATTCCCATCACGCGGATTGCCATTTCAATCTGACGTTTACAAAGCTCAGACATGTATAGCACTACGCCATCACCGTCTGGTGCATTCATATTGTCAAACAGGTTCTGGATTTCAGCCATGAAGCGGTTTGCACTACCAGATCCAGCAGATCCAGTCAAAAGACCAGATGTTGAGTTTACTGAAAGGTCAGCCGACGACGTGATGATCATTTCGCCAGGGATGTCATAATCAGACGCGTTTTTCAGGCGGTAGTTAAGACCTGGGAAACAATCTGCGGTATTGCCAGCGACTGTCGATGACGGATCATTATTAATGAACTTGTCATTGAAGTCATAGGCAAAGCCTTCGAGGAACATCTGAATCTGCGATTCAACTGGGTCAACGATCGCATTTGGCTGATCCAGAATGCGGCGATCAACAGTCAGTTTGTTGCGCAGAATATAGAGCTGCTCTTCGTACGACTTTGGCTTTGACTTAAACGTCTGTGGTTCAGCGTTAAGGCCGGTCCAGTTAGGCGTAGGAATGTTTGCGTTGAGATAACGCATACCAGTCTGACGAAGTGTTGGGTTGGTTGAGAGTGGAATATCCTTAAGCGCGTTCCACGTCTTATGCAGCGATTTTGTGATCTCTTTGACAAGAGGGTCATTAGAAATTGCAGCATAATCCGCAAGCGTAAGGGCTCCGTTAAAATCGATTGCCATATTCTTTTACCTACATTGAGTTTCGATTACGAGAAATACCCAAAAGTTGAGAGATTGTAGACAATCCTTGACCTTGTTGTGGAGATGCTGGGCGAGCTGCTGCTTGACCATTACTCATTGGGGTTGGGGCTGCCTGTCCCTGCAACTTCGTGGCAAGTTCCGGAACCAGTTTTCTGGTCAGTGCGCGAATCTGTGAATCAACCGCCTGAGCTGCCTCAATTGGTTTCATGCCAGATCGCACAAGGCCTTGTACAAGTTCTGGAGCTTGGTTGGCCAACGGGTACTGAGACATTGCTTGAGATTGCTCTTGTTGCAACAAATATGTGTTGACCTTCTGCATCTGTCGCTCGTAGCGTAACTTTGTCAGTTCCGCTTCTTGCTGCAGTTGCGCGTTGTAAGGATCAATTACATTTGCGTCTTGTAGCTGTTGGTAGCGCTGTGCAATCTCAGCTTCTTCGTTCGCTTGTTGTTGAGCGTCCAAAGCGGCTTGGATGTCAGCGGCGCTGTTGTAACCAAGTTGCTTGAATTCGTCAATAACTCCGCGCCAGTTGTCAAACTCAGAAGTAATCTGGTCTGCTTGCTTAGCACGTTCATTGACCTCGCGAAAACGTTCGTATGGAACATTGCCAGGCGTTTCTACACCAAGCAGGTCGTTCAAATACGCGTCGTTGTCTACATCTAAACCGGCGTCTACGGCACCTATCGCCCCTTGTGCCTCTTGTCCAGAATCGGCGTTCTCCTGGATAAAGCCAGCGAATGCTTCGCGCAAACCACTGTCCGTCGCCCCCGCTGGTGAATCGGGAGTTGGCATCACCATCTCGTCAGACATTAAGTTTCCCTCAATCTACCACATTAATCTTTTCTGTCACTACCATCAGGGCGTGGTTTTCCCTGACTTTCTCCGCCATTTAGTTGTTTCATCATCAACTCATGACGTAAGTCTGCTACCTTCTGAGCGGCATATTCATCTTGCTTAGCCCGGCTTTGTGCGTTGAGCTTCTCCATGTCAGCCTCGTTTTTCATCTGCTGCTTCTGCATCTCAACCTCAGCCTTCATCTGCTCCGCTTCTGGATCAAACGACTGTTTCGGCTGCGATTGGGCATCAACCTGCTGTTGCTGCATGGCCATCTGCTGTTCTTGCATTGCCATTTGCTGCTGCTGCATCTCCTGTGCTTTCTGCTGCTGCATTGCCAAGTGGTCAAGGATTTGCGTTGTTTCAGGCAACTGCAACATCTTGACGACAAGTGCATTCGTCTCTGGGTCTGCCGGGTCACCAAACAATCCCATCTGACGCAGCATTGCAACTTTCTGCATTTTCTGATCTGGTGAGTCTTCTTGTGTTGAACCTGGGACGTAAACAACACGGTATTGACCGCCATCTCTGATCGACTCGAAGTTGATAATCCCCTGCTGTACGGGATCCTTTGAATTCATCTGGTCGTCTACAGAGCCCATGAAAGGAGCAACAGCAAACTGCTCAACGAGAGCGATTTCCCATTCTTTAATTTTTGCTGCACTGATTTCGATGTCTGCTCTGATGTAGCTGTGTTGTGTGTTGTCAGCTCGCTGTAGCAAACGTACTGATTCAGCTGGTGTGCCAGCTTGAGCCATTCCTTGACTGACGTCATGAAGTCCTGCAATGTCAGCCATGTCTTTTTCAATAACTTGGAGAAACGGAAACAAATCCGCACTGATGCCCGGTGCACGCTGAATCGCCGGAGGATGCGTGCCGGTATCGTAATAGATCTTCCTAAACTGTCTGTTCTTGTCGTCAATATCGTCTCCAGTTACATTGAATGCATCAGCACCAATTCGAGACCTACGTTCAATGACAACGTAGTCCTTGTTCTTTTCCATCTGCTCGACAGCACGGCTGTAAATACGGTTGTATGTCAACTGAAGATGGGTAAGGTCGTAACCTAGACTATGTCCATACGGGGTTCCACTTCGCGGCTGCCATCGCAGTGGCACGAATGGAAACTCATCGCGTTTGTTGTATGGCCATACACCGGCGTACAGCAACGCATCGTCAGTAGTGACGATGTATCTACCTTTTGGATACTGTGAAGTAGGCTTTTCCCAGTATTCATAAACAATGGACGCATGTCGCCTGTGGTCTGCAGCGTTAAGTCGAGCCGACGTTGGCTGCACCCATCCAAGTCCAGTTCCATTAGCACCTTCTAGGTAAGCGTCTACATACCCTGCTGTCTGCCCTGTTAGGGCATTTGCCTTGACTTTCTTACCAGCCTCGCCGTAGTTGTCCACAAACCAAGACATGGGCTTGATGGATGCGTGTATCATCCAGCGAATTTGTTCGTCTGTTTGTGCGTGTGGGTCGACATAGATGTTAAAACAAGGAATAATCTCCTCGCACACATCGCCTAGTGGGAGCTTCTCAAATCCTTGAATTTGACCATCTAGACCCATGTAAGGCATAACTTGCTCAGCCTTACTATCCCACCAGATCTTTACAAACGACGTTCCAGTAACACACGCCCAGCGAACGCGTTCTTTAAGCTGTGTTTCACGGCTAAACTTTCGCGTGTAGTGACCAGCAATGAAGTTGGCCTCATCTGCCGCAGCTCGATCACGGTCGTTGTACGACAGTGGTACAGCACGAGCATCTGGGCTAACCTGCGTCAACTTACCGACAACGCCATCAATCAGTGGCCTCATCTTATTTACAGTAATGTAGCGATTACTCTCGGATGGGTCCTGAAGACTAGCAAGGTTACGTGCCTGACTGTTAATCTTGTACCATTGTCGACCCTCAAAGAACGCAAGCGCTTGCATCCATTCAAGTTCCATTTCATGGCGAGTTCGATATGCTTTCTCAAATTGATCTCGAACCAGCTTGGAAATCTTAATAGCTTCTTCAGTATCTTCTTCGGGAGAAACTGTCCAGTCTGCCTTATCGTGGTCAATTCCTAACTTACTGGGGTCTGATAGAAGCAACTTATCAATATCAAAACTACCAGGCGTCCCATTGTTATCTGGCTTCTTCATAGCCATGATTTTCTGTTTACCCGGAAGCAGGTTTTGCAACATATCTTGTAGTGCCATTAGATGTACTTATCCCCGTAATGAATGAATGGCAGTTCTATCCCCATCCCTGTAATACGCTTCAATTGCAAGTATACGATAACACTAATGTACAAGTTAACTATTGTGACAATTGAAACCACATAGATCATACAAAGTCCTCCGGTGATTTTTTGACAAGCCACGTAGGATTAAACTTCCCTTGTGACTGAACTGAATCACAAGACACAGGATACTCACGCCACATGACGCCGTATCGACAGGAGTCAAGCGCGTGGTCTGACTTCGTACCGTTGTCGAGATCTTCTGGATCTCGAGGATCAGCCATCGCAGCTTCCAATTCACGAATCAAATTTGGACATCCATTGCGCAGGATTCTGAACTTTGGCGTGACTGCTCCGTCCGTCATTCTGGTTGCTGACAACCATTCCTTGACACGGCGCCATCCAGCCTTACGGTCTTTGACAGCTCTTACCGCTGGCATACCCTTACGCCACCAAACTTCGACAGGATACTCACCAATGCGCTGCGCTGGGTTGTCTGGCGGGAATGTGTTACCCCAGTCAAACGCAATAGCCTCAAGCCTCGTCTTCCATTCACCAGTGCGGCGCTCTGGATCAACCGGCTCAGCCATCTTAAACTTCTCAAGTAATTCCAGCGCAGCCTCAGCCTGCTGGCTGGAAACCATGCCTGCCTTGTAGATCTCGCCAATAACGTACACATTTTCGTGCTCGTCGCTACAGTACAGATAAAACGCACATGGAGCGTTGGTACCAAAGTCATGGCTTGCCCAGTATCTCCACCAAGGCTTGAAATCAATGGTGTCAACTACGTGCCACGGATTGCCCTTGTCGTCGTGCTGCTTAAATTCTGGGAAGAATCGCCCACCGACGCCTACATCGTGCTGGCACTCACGCAAAAATGAGATCAAGCCGTACGTATCAATCTCTTGTTGGCACACCTCAAGGTCCTTATGCTTCCATGAAGGAGTGCCACTAGTGATCCTGTAGCCCATACGCCCGTCTTCTTTTTCAACAGGCTCGTAGCGAAGGTCATTGATGGCCGGAACGATAGGGCTTTGCACGCGATTTTGCAGCATGTCCAGCTCGCCAGACAAAACCTGAGACATAACACTGTTGGCGTGAATACGGTTCTGCACAAATACAACAGCACAGTCGTTTGACTTTGCTGGCAAAATAGTTTGCGTGATTGTTGCTACTTTTTTCTCGACTCGATTAACTGAGTCATCCAACTCATCAATGTCGTCCAAGATGATGAAATCTGGACGAAGATGGTCCAACTTAACACCACGAGCACCAGTATCGAGCCCAAAAGCAAGAACATTAAACCCGTTAGCAGTCCTAAGCTTTGACGCATTCCAGCCCTTAGAAAAGCCATACTTGTTCATAGCCCTTTCGATACCACAGCGCTCCATTGCATTGGCAATGTCAGTTACGTGGCGGTCAGCTGCTTCCTGTGTACTGCACACATAGAGAAGAAATCTACGTGTGCCCTTAACTGCAATACGAGCTGAGATAAGTTCCATCGTGGTGCTTTTGCCCCCACCACGGAACCAGCATTCAATAAGAGCAGGAGGCGTTACGCCTTGTTCAAGACCTTCAGCCCAGTCCCAAGCGCGTTTATGATGCGGTGCAAGCTCTGAAGACGCAGCGTGTGGGGCAAACGTTTTGAGCCAAGTAAGGTAGTCCAGTTCTGATCCGTTAATCTTGAATGCCTTTCCACTGTCGTAGTCACCAGTCTCTATAACTTCCTTCAGTCTGGCGTCCATAGCTTCAAGCAAAGCGTGTGTCAACGGCTTATCCGGACGAGCAAATTGCTTGAATTTCTTTGGAGTCATCTTCTCCAAATCACGCAGATTCATCAATTACCTCCGCGTCGATGACTTCATCATCTTCACTCTTGTACACCTTCAATAGTCTCTGCACCCCGGCTCGAATAGCAATTAACTCCTCGGCGTTATGCACATTCTCGCGCACGATGTCTAGCACTTGCATTGCAAGGCTAAATGCTTGATCTACTTCCAGTGTATAAGCTTTCTGATGCATCATTTTATGCTCCGCCTCTACAATGCCAACGCGTTTCTCTATGAGCTCAATAACGTCTCTGGACGCTGCGTACTGATCAAGTGTTTCAGTTAATACGTCGCCAATCTGCTCAAACGAGTCTATAAAGTCAGGAGACCCCAATTTACTGTGCGCCAACGAGTAAGCTGCTTGCACCTTCTTGTATTGGTCAATACCAACACCCTCAGCAGCTGCTTCTGCCCGGGCGTCCATGATGGCTGTAATAAATGCTGCGTCATCTTTTAAACTGAATAAGTCAGGGTCTTCTCGTAGTGTTTCAATCTTCTTTAACAGATCTTTACCTACGTTGCTAAATCTCTTGTAATTCTTAGACTCAAGACCTGTAATAAAGTTAGGATGAGCTGGACCTATGAGAGACCTGCCGCCATGATAGCCGCAATAATCACGACCCTTAAGAGCCATAGCATTACACGGGCGTGGTCCATTTTCATCAACTGTTGTCCCATTGCACAGCAATACTTTCCGGTTATCTGTAACTCTGTACCGTTTACCGTCGATTGTTACTATGTCTGACATGCATTAATAATACCAACTTACTAGCGGATGATAAACGGTCTGCGGCCTGTCCTGTCTGATAAGTCGTACCAGTTTTCGGTCATAGGGCCAGCTTTTAATGAACCAAATGGCACGCTGTTTACTGTGTCGTGATACCTAATAAAATCACCAGGGTTAAATGTGTTGCGTCCATCTCTTAGTTTAGTCATCTCGTGAACAATTCTTGCAACTTGCTTTGGGTCGTTATTGGCCGCTTTTAAAACACGTGGGTCAGTACGCATCTTCTGTTGAAAAGCTATTGTGTCTTTATGCCTAGCTGCTGCACGTTGCTGTAATGACTCCCAATCTTCAAAAGGCTTACGGACCGCATCGTCTTCAGATGCTTCGCGTTGTTTCATTAACTGATTATTCTTGACTGCGTCTTCCAGATAAGGGTCATACATATTACCCATACTGCCCATGCCAGACATACCCCATGGACTTAGCGTAAATTTTGTTTCTGGCACATACCCACGAGTGTGAGATCCTTGACCTAAGAATGGTGGAGCCATCGGTATGGACCCTATGTTCCCAATAACGTCTCTAACTTTTTGAATATTACTAATTACTGATGGAGTAGGGTTAAACTCAGCAGCATATTTCCCCATAGCTGCCTTGGGTGCGTCAGTTAACATATCCAGCCAGTTAACGGCTTCTTCGTAAACACCTGGTCCAATTGTTTTTGCAATAGGTGCTATTTTGCCACGGCCTGCCTTTAGCAACCCTAGGATCTGCTTAGCTATGAGAGTTTTTTCGTTACCCACGACTTTGCACTACTTCCCGCCATCTCGCTGCTTAGCGTAAGTCATCCAAAGTGATTTAACTTTCTTTTTATTGTCATCTGACATACCCTTCAAATATCCACGCCCCTCCGCTTCACTTACAACTGCGTTATAAACGTCTTGTCCTGTTTGATATTTATTCCCCTTTTTTCCTGCAATCATATTCCAGCCTTTAATTGCCCATTCTTCTAACTTATCCGGAGCTGTTGCCTGAGTAGGTGGCTTTACATTTGCCTTTGCTCCTGCTGCTGCCGCTGCATCCTTTTCCGCTTCTTTGCCTCTTAAGTAGTTATAGCCGACCATGCTTGCACCGCTAAGCAATGAACCACCAGTCGCCCACCTATTCAATTTACCCAGGTTGACATCGCCTACTTTGAGGTCAGGGTTCCATGTCTGAGTACCTTTAAGGCCAAGGACTCTTCCCGCATCAGCTGCAGCTGCATTCATGCCAAGCCTTGTACGCGGTACTTTAATTTCACCTATATCTTTAACGGCACTGGTTGCTGTATTAGCAGCATTACTTATTAGGCTACCTTGATTTCTTTGGCTTGGGTCTTTCCATCCTAAATCTGTTAAACGCGCAACATCATCTGGCGATGACATATCTGGCATTGTGTCAAATTTTTTCCTGAATCGTTTTTCAGCTACAGCGTTACTGGCCTTCGTTGCTGCATTTCCGCCTATATTACTAGCCAGTGACTCGGATATTTTGCCAGGCGTTAGCAGATCTACTACGCGCTGTATTAAGCTTTTATCATCAGGACGCGTTGCCTTTGCTTGAGCGGCAGAAGACATTATACGACCAACGTGTTGAGCAGTACGCTCTTTACTGTAATCTGGGCGTAGTGACTCTACTTGTTGATTATATTGATCCAACATAGACTGCATGCCAGTTGGGTCAATTACGTCTTCAACTCTAACTGTTGAAGGACCTGGATTTTTAAATGGACCTGCTGATATAGGTTGTCCAGACCTCCCTGGACCTTGTACCTGACCAAACGAACTATACGGATCGCGCCCTGGGTCAAATTCCTGCCCAGGCACTTTAATTGGCATGCGCATCCATTCTAAGTTGTCATCACCCATTACTGGTCCAAATATCGGCCTTGGAATAGCGTTCTCACTTAATCCCATAGGTTGACTGTACTTAGGCGTGACTGATAATGCAGAATCAGCCAGTTGAGCAGCGTTCACGTCTTGCCCAGCACGGCCAGACCAAAATAGCGATTTATCATACTCACTTTTTGCCCTATTGTATTCATCTAAGCCGGGAAGAGACACTCCTGCGGTTTCAGCACCTCTCATAGATGGGTACGTGTCCATTATGAAACCTGGATTATTTACAAGCTGCGAAGTTGCTGGGCGAGGAGACCAAGTTGGAGTTAATACGGCATCGTAATTTTGTATTTGCTTAGTTAATGCTTCAATCTGTGCATTTTTTGCATTCCAATCAGAAACTGCTTGCCTTGCAGCTTTTGTTCTCCCACCTTTTGGCTTAGGTCCAATTGAGGTCTGCAACTTATGAAGTTCGGTTGTAAGCCTTCGTCTTTCCGCAGAAAGTGCTGGTAGTCTTTGCGTTAAAGCATCTTGAACTTCCTGCGAAAAAACATTCATTGGGACAATGTTGCTTTTAGCGGCAACTAAATCATTCCAAGCTTGAGTAGTGTTAGCCTGTGGGGCGCGAGCTGCTTGACGAGCGGCTCTTGCACGCTTTTGCGCGGCTTCTTTTGCCTTTACTGATTCTGCAGTAACTGGCCTACCAGCCTCTAACCCAGCGGCTGTTTCAGATTTAATCTGATAACGTCTTACACTCTTGTCAACAGACGTCGGATTTAACGCCTCTTGTACAGGTCGTGTCACACTTCCTGCTACACCTTTTAACCGCTCTATTTCTTGTTGAACAAGTTGCGAAATTGATTTTGCAACAGCAGGATCCAATGCACTAGTTTTAATAGTTTTCGGTTTTGCTAATTTAGTTCTTCTTGAAACTGATGCGTTTTCACCTTTTACTTCTGGTGCTTCATCAGGAGTGCTAGTAGATGGTGGTGAATCGTTAGTATGTATTCTTGATCCAGTTGGTCCTGTCTTTTCTCCTGATGGCTTAGGTGTCGGCTTTGGTATTGAGCCATCTTCACCTCTAGGTAAGTCGACTGGCTGCCCTGATTTCTCTGCATTAGGATTCCAGTTTTTATTTTTTACGGTTGCCTTTTGCAAGTACTTGCCGCTTTCGGATCTTAGTAAATCCTTTCCAAGGCGGCCTTCTTCCATCATCTTGAGGATCTTGTTACCGACAAATTGTTTGCGCCCAGCTTCAGCAACCGGAATACCCAACAACCCAGCAAGGCTGACAAGTCCAGCAGCTCGCAATCTTGCTGCTGATTCTTCGTCTTCTTTAGTTAACTGATCCTGTGGCATGATTAATTTCCTGGGCTGTAAGGAGATTTACGGGCTGCGAGGCCCATAAGGTTATTCATGGACATGCGCTGTGAGGGGCTAGTAAGCCCATTCTGCATTCTTGCCATGTTTAAGCGACGATTACCCTGCATTGGCATTTGCCGGGTGTTTTGAGGCTGATTTGGAAGTACCGCCTTCACCTCTTCTTCCGACGGTACTACTTTCTTACTTGCCACGCATGAATCCCATAGGCATAGATTTCTTGCCCTTAGCTTTAGAATCCATACCCTTCTTCATGCCCTTCTGCATGCCCATCATCTGACCCATGGACTTGCCTTCGCAACCTGGACACTTACCGCCAACCATTCCTTTACCGCATCCCTTGCACTTCATTTCTTCTTCCCCTTTTCATAACCCTTACCAATGATAATGTTTCCGTCCTTGACATGCTCTTTTTGTTCCATGCGCTGGATCTGCTTCATCGATGGTTTATTCTTGAGTCCGTGTTCTTTTTGCTCCATGGATGGAAGGTCTTTAACTCCAGGCTTATTCTTCAAGCCATGCTCTTTCTGCTCGATGCCAAGGAGTTTACGCATACTCAAGTGATTGATATGCTTGTTCATTTGACCAATAGCCATTATTTTTTAGCCTTTGGCATACCCATGAGACTACGCATGCTTCCGTTACTGCCACCTAATGCTGTTGTTCCATAAGTATTCTTTTTGGCTTGAATAGCATCTGCTGCTTTTTTATAAGCAGCGTCTTTAACAGCCTTTGTTGCAATATTTTGTTTTTGATATTTTTGAACTTTAGGAAGTTGTCGTGCTTTTACTGGTCCCAAATCGGATGCGGACTGCTGTGCAAGCATAGCATAATGCTCTTTTTGCAATCTAGGTGCATTTTTTCTGAACTCAGCGTCACTCTTTTCAGCTGCGTTGAAATTTTTAACTTTTTGTGCATCTCTAATATTTGTCAATTGAGTTAATCGGCGTCCTTTAACTGAACCCATATCCTCAGCTAAAGGTTTATCGTATTCTGCTGGCTCGCCTTTACCCCTGAGCATAAAAGTGTTGCGCGTATAATCTTGCCCCATGTCTTTTCATCCTATGTGTTATACTTACTTGCTAATACTGCATGTATTACATAACCAGATTGTACATCAAGGAATATTCATATGGAAGAAGAAACACCAGGCCGACGTGAAGGCGAATATTTTGATGGTTTTGAATGGAAGAAAATCGGCGAAGAGGCAGCACCTGCCGAGAAGCCAGCGACAGCAGATGGATCTTACGAGCTCAGCCCACGCGAAAAAGAAATCGTAAAAATGATGGCTGGAGGTATGACTGCTAAGCAGATGGCTCAGTCGCTTCTTATTAGCCACAGGACCGTCCAATTCCATATGGATGCAATGTACTGGAAGCTTGGTTGTAGTGGCCGTGGTGCCCGTGTACAGGCCGTACAGAAGGCACGTAAGCTAGGTTACATCAAGTAACGATTAATCCCACTTAGCTCAGTGGAAGAGCATCCGGCTGTTAACCGGACGGTCGCTGGTTCGATCCCAGCAGTGGGAGTACAATGCGCCATGGGCGTAACTAAAAAGCATCAAAACCCAGCAGGTGGTCTCAATTCTGCAGGTCGCGCATATTTCAAGAAAACGACTGGCGCCAACCTCAAACCACCTGCTCCAAACCCAAAGACACCTAAAGATGCAGCTAGACGGAAGTCTTTCTGTGCTCGCATGTCTGGCATGAAAGCCAAGAACACCTCGAGTAAGACAGCAAACGATCCGAATAGCCGCATCAATAAGTCGCTAAGAGCGTGGGACTGCTAATCGACGGTTGTGATGAACAGTGGTGTCATCTCACCCACGTAGCAGCTGTATGTGTTGAACTCAAGGAACTCAATGGCTTCTTCTTCTGAGATGCCGTCAGCTTCCATTATGGATCGAACACATCTATTTTTACTGTATACGGCAACACCGTCGTCAGTAATGCCAATGAAAGCGTCATCAAGTCCTTCAGCAACAAGCGTGGACTCAAATCCAGCAGCTTCTACGAAGTCGTTGATCTGCTCGCGTGTCATGCGAATGGGTCCTCAATGTCATCTGTTGCTACAGGCACTGAAGTACGGGTGGGTTGTTCCCCGCCCTCGACCTTGCGTGAGTCAAGAGGATGAATCTCATCGATAACGATCTCCCAGACCTTCCGTTTGGTTCCATCCTTGGCGTCGTACGAGCGTACACGGAGCTGGCCGACGAGTGCTACCATGCGTCCCTTGTTCAAATACGTCTCAACGAACTCCGCCGTCTTCCCAAACGCCGTGCAGTCAAAGAAGTCCGTCTCTTTTTCACGGCCCTTGCGATCTACTGCTACACGTACCTTGGTGATAGATGTGCTACCAGACGTCTGAACTGGCTCAGGGTCTGCCACCATGCGTCCGGTTAGAATAACTTTATTCAGCATTTACAATTCCTTGTCTAGGTTGTCTAAAAACCTGTTTTCGATCTCTTTTTTGATGTGATCAGCTACGTGATTTGCCACAACTGGGGAGTGTGATCGCACAATGTTGAGTGCAATAAGGTAACCACGTAGGTAGTCACGATCTACCTGGAGCACTTCCGCCATCTTCTCGATGTTTGGATCGGTAGGCATACGCTTTCCAGCGCACCATGTAGAGATTGTAGGTGCGTCAACACCCATGTAATCCGAGAATCTTCGCTGTGACAGGCGTTGCTTGTCTAGAAGATTGTGGATCAGCGTTTTTGGTTCGTAGGGACGTTCCATTTTACCTCCTTAGTGTAAAAAGTTAACGTCTGGATTATATCATTTTGTCTTTTAAAACTAAAAAGCCTAGCACTGTGATGCTAGGCTTTCCATTTGGTTAGTTGTTAGTTACTTCAAACGTAAACATTATACCTAAAAGTCTAATGCGATAAACCCACCTTTAGAACCAAGTTCTGACCAGTTTCTTACCTTTGGGTAGTAACCATCACCATCGCGATCTACGAACTCTGAATCAGCTAATTCAGGAGAAGTATTGCCCTCTACGGTGTGTACTCCCCAGTCGCCGACTTTATCTACCATTCCCATGTGAGCGTGTCTGCCCATCTGTGGAAAGTAGAAACATACGAGGTCGCCTTCTTTTACCAAGGAAGGATCAGCTTTTGCCTGTGCGACGCTGATCCACTTCTTGGTACGGTATGCCCATGCTACGTAGTCTGGTGTGTACCCAGTGCGTGGCATAGTCACATCGTATGTGAAGCCCAGTTCCGTTGCTGCCTGTTTTAGTCTAAATCGAACCACAGCAACGCACCATGGAGCCCCGGGTGGAAGAGCAGGAACGCAACTTGCGAGATAAGCCTCAACTGATTTGCCGCGATTTTCTCCACCTTCTTCAGTTACTCCAATGTTCATACGGGAATTGCGGATCGCTCTTAGTGCAATCGGCCTGTTTGTTGCTCGGTTCATTATCAGTGTCCTTGTACTTCTGATGCAATTTAACTAGTTCGATGACCATACCACACAGAGTTTTGTTCTTGGAAATAGCGTATACGAGGTACCAGATAGCCTTGAGGAGGTCTGACTCACGTGTGTTGTTTTCCTTTTTTCCCCTGCGGTAGAGATACTTCAATGCGCTGAACTCGTAGCGGTCCAGATCCCACGCGTCTGCAATATCTACAGGCTGTGTGTCACGCGCAACCACATAGTGGCTATTAATTTCCGGTGCTTCCGAATCCGTTTTGCCCACGCTTTGATTCCTCCTCAAAAAGATCCATAGTTACTTGCTCGTGTAGTTCTACGTCTGGCAACTTGTTTACTACTGCCTGGGCGATTCTGGCGCCTGGCTCAACGTGGAATACATCATTGCCAGCGTTGTACAGGATGACACAGATCTCGCCTTGGTAGTCAGAGTCAATAGTGCCCGGGCTGTTTAGTACCATCACACCGTTTTTGGCAGCGAGTCCGCTGCGACTTCTGATCTGGATCTCATATCCTTCAGGGATGCTGACTTTGATACCAGTCTTGACGATTGCATGCTTTCCTGGCTGGATACTAACCCTGTCAGCTGTGCCATTTGCAAGGTCGTAACCTGCTGCTCCTGGAGTCTGTTTTTCCAGCTTCTGTGCCCGTGATCGGTCGCGCATGCGTATGTAAGCAATCTGTATCAAACTCTTTTTCCTCCCTCATAGTCAACTCCGTGACCAGCTATCTTAAGTGCATCGGCAAGGCTTTGGCCATTGCGGGTAACAGTGCCAAGGATCCTGCCATACTTGTCTTCACGGTGATTCTTGACAAGGACAACTGCATCTGTTTGTCCAAGAACCCATGACTCAGTGAAAAACTTTGCGTCCAACCCTTCTTCGGTATTTTTCTCCGGGCAGTTGATATGTTCAAGGCGGATCTTCTTGGAAGCAAGGATGACACCAAACCCAAGATCTAGATCAGCCTTAATTGTGTCGCCGTCAACAACTGATATGTTCCTAAGGGCGTATTGATATAAGGTTGCTTTCATACAACCAGTATAGCGCTTAAGGACTAGCCCATGAGCATTTGCTGCATGCCTAATTGCGGCTGAGGTGGCATGTACTCTGACAGCTGGTCCTGCATCATCATGTCAATCATTCGACTGCCACTTGGATCAATCTCTGCGCGACGACGACCTGGACCATACTTGGCGTTCCACTTACTCTGCAAGTAAGCTTCCAGAGCTGCCGGATCTTTCATGCCTTGATAAGGAGTATCTGGTGGATATACATGGACATTATGCATCTGATGGCCATAGGCTTTAGCAATACTGCCTTCATTGGCACCATAGCCTAAATCAATTCTATTGCCCTTTATACGTCCACCGGTGTCATCAGCAGTAGCCCAGCCATAGCCAGGGATAAACACTACACTGCGAAACGGTATGACAGATGGATCTACGGCAATTCGACCACGACCAACTGGGTTACCACGTCGAGTAACCATGCCACCCTGCATTGGATCCTCATGTGCAAAGTAGGCGCTGACATCAGCATTCATTACTCGGCCAGGTGACGCGTACTTTCTGTCCATACTCCATTATACGCGCAAAAAGACCACCGACGGACTCGAACCGTCACCGTAGAGTAATAAGCTACGGACTACCCCGGCTGTTTCAAGGCAGGTAGTTGGTGATCTTTTGCGTGGACAGGATCGGACATGCTGGAACCTGTGCGTGACTATAATATCACTTGACTGATTCCCAAGTGAGCACGACCCAGTCTTTTGCCTTCAAGTCTTGAAGGCTAAGGTCGAGATTGTACGTAATCAGCTCACATCCTGTTTCCATATTAACTTGGATAAACCAAGGGCGTGGTTCATCAATAGCGTAGTAATAGTAGATACCTTCTGGCCATGCTACACGCCTGAATGGTAATCCATCGTCAACCATGTGCAAAATACTGTGAAGTGATGTGCGCTTTAGATTGATTTCACCATTACGATAAGCTTGCTGAATTCTATAAAAGTGCGTGTGACTAATACCCATCATGTGGATAATGGCCTCGCCTTTAACACCTTCTTTTAAAAGCCTGTGAATTTTCTTGATGTCATCATCACTGAGCTTCTTCCTTCTGTCCATTGGCTGCCTCCATAGCCTTGTACTTCTCAACCACTACACGGATAGCACTGTCACCCCAAGGTACCTTCATTGGTGGGCTTGGAACACCAAGCTCCAACAATGAAGCACTCATCTGACGACGGCTCTTACCTTCCTTATACCAGAGCCAAATCATCTCCTGCGTAGAAATGCTAATGTGATCAATCAGTCGCGTAAACGGACGATAATCACGCTGATTACTACTACGCTTGCAAACACTGCCAATAGTACGCGCATTACTTAAACCCATTTAGACCACCAAGGCTGCTTCTTAACTTCTGGAGTCAGCTCTTCTACACCACTCATCAACACCATGTCGTTGATTACGTCTTCAATAGACAAAACCATACGTCGACCAAACTTGTCATCACGGCCACACTCGACCTGCATCCGACGACGGAACATCTCGGCCCGATACTGGATCAATAGCATGTCTGACAACAACTGGTTGTACTCTTCTCTCAAACATTCTCTCTTCATTGTAAACTCCTGTGCTCGTAAGTATAACATATTTATTAGGGGATGCAATGAAATTTGAGGGGTGGTGGTTCTCCGGTGGGAGAAAGAGGTTGTGGGGAGGATCTTCTGTAGGCGTCTGGGCCCATTTTTTAATATATAGGGGGAGGGAGGCTTGCCACATGGGGGTGCAGCTATGGTGGGGGAGGGGAGGGGGAGGGGGGAGGGGGGGGGTGCCGAACCGTATTACTCCCCCGCAAGTATGCGTAGCGTAATGATTGTGGCGCGAACTACATGGCGCACGTAAGTATATATGTCTTTGTAATAGGGTTGGCGCGTGGTGTATTGCATATAAAGTGTAGCAATGGAGGCTACATTGTATGGAACCTTGTATCTTTGACCTGTCCGAGCGGTTTGTCGCGCTCAAAAACATCGTTGCCGATAGCAACCTGCGCCAACTCATCGATGTTACGTTGCCAGTATACTTTTTCGATTGTCCCGGTGCGAAAAAGCACCATCACGCTTACCGCCACGGGCTTTTTCAACACACAGTTGAAGTCGCCGAATATGCGGTTTCGATGCTTGAATGCAACGATGTATACAGCGATTATGATATGGACATCCTTATCGTTGCCGCTCTGCTACATGATGTAGCAAAAACTACAGAGTATTGCATCGACAACGCCGGTGTCATTACGTACGGTACGTTTGACATGGGGCACGTCACGAAGTCGGTCCTAATGATGGTACGCGCTAACGCAAAGCATCAGCTATGCGATGAGGCAATGGAAAACCGCATCGCTACAGTGATGCTTGCACATCACGGGTTTGCCGAATGGGGCACGCCTCGAGATTGTGCAGTGAACGGGCGTAACGCTACGGTGTTGCAAGCCGTTCTGCACTCAGCGGACATGGTATCCGCTGGGAAATAATCCAGAGGGGCTTCGGCCCCTCTTTTTTTTGTGCCGCGATCGCCCACTATCGCCCCGCAAGTAGAGCGAGAATAGTGAGCAGCTGCGATCTACATAGCGCACGTAAGTATATATCTATGTCTAATAGGCGCGTGACGTAATGTAATGCATATAAAGTGTCGGTAGAAAGAAAGGTTCAGTTATGAGTTTCAAACAATGGCAATACGTTGCCAAGACCTGTGTTAGCATCGCTTGCGCAATGATTTGCGCTTGGTCGTTTTATAACGATTACAGCGTGACACTCTGTGTGTCAATGATGTTCGTCGCGATATTCATCTGGGAGAAGAATAAATGAAAGACTTGCACATCGGCGAGAAAGATATGCGAGCCCTTGTGAAATTGCATAAGCTACGCATCATAGACGTCAATCAATGGAACGAAGCACGATTACATTGGCGCAATATGCCGCGCCACATATGGTGCACAGTACCGCTTGACTTGAAGGACGAGCATTCGTGGTGTGCTGTTGGCTTTGGCTTTGATTGGAAGTTGCGAGGTGTACTCATCGCAATACCACCACACATGGCCAAAGACTTTGGCTGGGTAATCAACAAGTAATCAGAAGAGGGCGTGCCGACCGCCCTCTTTTTTTTGTGCCAAAAATCGCTCACTCGCACCCCGTCAGTATAGGTACGATTGTGTCTGCCCAGGATCTACATGCACCAGGTAAGTATATATATCTTTGTAATAGGCGCGTGACGTGGTGTATTGCATATAAAGTGTCGGTAGAAAGAAAGGTTTAGTATTATGTTGGTTTTGATTCTTGGAGTCCTGTGCTCCGTTATGCTTCTCGTTACGGTTATCGCTTGTGGAAAGTACATTGAACAGGTACACCACAGCGAGTCATTGCAACGTAGTGTAGACATCTACACTGCACGCTCCGCTAAGGATTGGAATACAATCATGAAACTCTTGGCGGACAATAAAAACGCTCTCGGTATATGGGAACTGTGCAAGAAAGAACTTGACAATGAGCGAAACATCTGCGCTCATTACAAAGGGCTGTATCGGCAAGCGATTGCAGAAGCGCAAGAAGAGCGTGACGCAAAGAAAGTACTGCGCGAACAGTTGGCCAACAAAACGCAGGAATGCGTTGTACTTGCTAGGGAGTTAGACATATATATCGCTAAGTTCGAGGGCGATATGTAGTAACAAAGAGGGCGCACCGACCGCCCTCTTTTTTTTTGTGCCAAAAATCGCCCACGCACGCCCCGCTGGTATAGGTGTGGTGTAATCTAGCCACGATCTACATTCGCCACGTAAGTATATATCTATGTCTAATAGGCGTACGGCGTAGTGTAATGCATATATTGTGTAGCATAGGAGGCTACTTATCATGCAGTATGTTGTTCAGCGCAGAAACGCTCTGGGTCGCCTAGAGTGGTTAGGCGAGTTCGCTAGACTTAAAGAAGCGCTCGCCAAAGTAAAGGAAATCAACCGTGACCGTGGACGTTGTTACAAGTTATACCCAGCGTATATTTACGACACAGTAGACGGTTGCATCTATCGCCAAAAAGACTTGAGTGGATACCACTGCATCTTTGTTGGCGGCTCATCGTATAGCATTGGTGAACCGGAGTACTTCAAGAGTATTCCAGCTATCAAGAATGCGTTATGGCGCAGACTTGATGACCAACGGATGTACCCGTGTCTCGATGACGACGCCTACTTTGAGTGCTACGTTGGAGAGGTCGGCGACTATCCTGACTTCATCATCAAAGTTGGCCCAAGAGGCGGAATGGTAAAGGAAAACTACTAACTCAGAGGGGCTTCGGCCCCTCTTTTTTTTGTCATTTGATGCCCACCAGCACCCCGTCAGTATAGCCGAGAGTAGTGGATCAGCACGATCTACACACAGCACGTAAGTATATATATTGTTGTAATAGGCGCATCGCGTGGTGTATTGCATATAAAGTGTACGGTGAAAACCGATACTTACTCGGAGGTTATGCCTATCATGGCAGAACGTAAAACAGACCGCGAGCAATGGCTCGCAATGATTCAGTACAACACCGGGCGGCACTTTCTCGACTCGGGCGGCGCTTATGGGCGGCACTTTGAGCGCAACGCAGGTTTGACCCTCGCCGATGTCGAATGGGACTTTCGTTTGAACGTCCGCGCTTACGGTTGGGATATCACCCGCAACGTTGTTGATGCTTTGTGTACATTCTTCACCATCGATGATGATTACACTGATGCACTCAACGCGGTTGCAGAAACAATGCCTGATGCATCATGGGGTGAAGTGGTAGAACACTTCTTCACAAAGAGCCTGATGGCAAAAAGCGTAGGCGCTCACAACACATACAACAGCGAAAGCTTTCTTTCCCAAGAAGTCCTGTACTACAACTGCACCATTGAAGGTGGCGAGTGCGATTGGGACGACGTCACGTTGTATGCAGTTATGACCCACAACGGTTGTGATGCACGCGGCGGATATTCCTATCCTGTTATCGCTCGGTTGCAGGATGAAGACGCATGGTTTGACGTTGCGTGTTGCGACCTGCGGTGCAGTGCCGGTCACGGGTTCTATACCGATGACACGTGGAACTGGTACGGTCACAACAGCGAGGGCAACTACAAAAGCGATGACTTCAAGGTCATCAAAGCGAGCACACCTTGGTTGCAGTGTCCTGTACCAGGATGTCGTTGCAAGGTTACCTTGTAACTTGGTGGGGGCTTCGGCTCCCACCTTTTTTTTGTGCGCCAAACCCCACAGCCGCCCCGCAAGTATGGATGTGATGTCAATGTCGCACGATCTACATCGCGCACGTAAGTATATATCTATCTGTAGTTGGTGCGTGGCGTGCTGTAATGCATATATTGTGTAGCATAGGAGGCTACATCGTATGGAAAAACTTATGTCGGAAGCGTACCGCGTCATGACGATTGGTATGCTCATTGACCACATCGAAGACGGCATCAAGGCACAAGACCTTGAACCAATGATGCTAACAATAGACGAAGTCTACGAGATGTTCACGGACAGCAATCTGGACGTCACCGTTGATGGAAATCACCTTGGCACTATGGTCGGTCTCCGATGGGCTCTTGAGATGATGCGCGAGTCTCAAGACGTTATATGGAAGGTTGCATACAATCACGACTTTGAGCGCGAAGCGTGGATTAAAGCAATCAAACACATCGAAAAAATGCTCAAGCATGAAGACGACCCATGTGCATGGGTGTTGTTGGTCACTGACTAACAGAGGGGAGGCGAAAGCCTCCTCTTTTTTTGTGCCAAACCCCACGCTCCCCCCGCAAGTACAGATGAGGTGGTATTGGCCCACGATCTACAAAGCCCACGTAAGTATATGTATCTTTGTAATAGGCGCAGCGCGTACCATATTGCATATATTGTGTAGCGTAGGAGGCTACATTGTTATGACAGAGACACAACAGAAGGTGTTCGACATCTTCACCGCATCCGCTAAGGCATGGTTCACCATGGAAGCGGAACGCCTTGACTGGCACAAAATCGACAACATCAAGCACCTTTGCAAGACCTATCTTGCAACGTATTTTGACGAGGTAGAAGACGGCGAAACATGCGTTTCCAATCGCCTTGTCCTTGAAATCGGCGTGTTTCACGATTGTGAACACACTCCGACGACAGAATGCACTGGGTGCTCTGAGGTAGAAAGCATCTATTACAGCATTGGCGGCGACTCAGCTAGTGAAGAACTGTTGCAGGAATGGGCGGTTGCATTCAACACCGACCCATCCAATTTCATGCCAGACATGCTTGGATGGGATGGCGACGACGACGACGACGACGAGGGCGACATTATCCTATGTGAATGGGATGATTATGACGACGACGACCCAGACGGCGACTTTGACTTTGCAGACCCAACCGGAGTCTCATCGTTGCGCCGTGCAACGGCAAGCAATCCGCGCAACTTGCCATGCAGACAGTGCGGTCGCGAGAATGTGCTGACACCAAAGGACAGGAGCCTTGGATACGTCTGCGACATGTGCGCAAACCTCAACGAGAGGGGAGGCTTCTAACTCAGAGGGGCTTCGGCCCCTCTTTTTTTTGTCGCTGCGCTGCCCGCACTCACCCCGTCAGTATAGGTGGAGTGTCAAAGCTGGCACGATCTACACGCTGCACGTAAGTATATATCTGTATCTAATAGGCGTGTGGCGTGCCATATTGCATATAAAGTGTTACTAGGAGGTAACAACAAATGGTTAAGTTTCTCATCGCTCTTGCTGAGTTGTTCAGCAGTTTCGCCGCTAAGTTGCACAACCTTTCTGAGGAAGTGCCATCCGAATCCATTGACCACGAACAAGTCCTTGACATTGTTCAAGACGCTATCAATGAGGGTCACCTCAAGTTGCCTTCAAAAGAGATGGAGGACATCAACACCGATGACATTTACGGTCTTGACCGTTTTGTCGACAATCAAATCGACTCGTACGATTTTGAAGGGATCCTTGACCGCAGATTGTTTGATGAGCAAACAATGGCTCTTGTCAACACTTATGCGTTTGAAAATCGCATGGATTGCGCAAACATCTCTTGGGACAGAGAGTGTCAAGAGATGCGCGAATACATGCACAAGCGCTGGGAAGTTTGGGCAGAAGAGCGCAAGGTTCGCGAGGCACGGAAGCGTGACCAAATCATCAAGGAATACCTGAAGAATCAGGAATGTCCTCCGTCACCGCATCGCTTGACGATCAACACTGACGTCAAGATCTAACTTGGTGGGGGCTTCGGCTCCCACCTTTTTTTGTCAAAAAAGCTGCCCACACCCTCCCCGCAAGTATAGCAAGAGGTAGTAAGGGCCCACGAACTACACGGCCCACGTAAGTATATGATTGTCTGTAGTTGGCGTGTGACGTGGCATATTGCAATATTTATGTAGCATAGGAGGCTACTGTTTATGCGTCTTTACAATCGTGCAGGAAATCCTGCCTTCAACACCGCTATAGTGTGGCGCGGTGTGTCCCCATGGGACAATGTCACACCAATCGCGCTCTGGGTTACCGGTCTGGAAACGTCTGCCGACAAGGCAAACGACAAGACCGGCGACATGGTGCAAACGTACATCATGCGGACCGACATGTCGCCGCTTGATGCGTTGCAATACCAAGACGCCGCTATTTGTGGCGACTGTATCAACCGTTTGCAGATGCGAACGCGCATCAATCACCGCACCGGGAAACTGGAAACGCATGCGGTAAATACCTGCTATGTGCAGGTTGGAAACGCGCCGACAGCTATGTGGAAATCATATCTAAACGGTAACGTTGCAGACGTCGACGTGGCAGACATCAATGAGATGATTCGCCGCTTCAACAGGCAGACCCGTGTTGGCGCATACGGTGATCCTGCTATGGTGCCGTTTCCGGTGTGGCGTTCGCTGTTGGACAATGTCCGCATCGACAAGGGACACACCGCATACACGCATCAATGGAAGCGTGAATGGGCACAGGATTTCAAAGGCATGTGCCAAGCTTCCTGCGACAGCATAGAGGAAGCGCGGGAAGCAAAAGCGATGGGATGGGGAACATTCACCGTCCTTGCACAGGCAAACTTTGACATCGAATGGCAGACGCTTCGGCGTGAACGCCACACACGCTGTCCGGCAGACACAAGCCTTAAGACCTTGCGCAAGGTTACATGTTCCGACTGTGGTCGATGCAACGGACAACCTGACATGCACAATGTCATCAAGGTCCACGGATCCGCCGCTCTGTGGAGATAATCGGTGGGGGCTTCGGCCTCCACCTTTTTTTGTGCCTGATGGCACCCCACACCACCCCTGTAGGTATAGTCTCGTGTTGTTGTCACACCACGATCCTACAAGCACACGTAAGTATAGACCCTCCTAAGTAGTCGTCCCGCTGTGGTCGGCGAGAAAAACGCGAGAAAAACGCCGAATAAGACACGTGATCATCTCTTCTGTATGAATGCGCAGCTAACGGCGAAACAGGGCAGGTTGCCGACTTACGGGGCGTACAGCAGGTATTTTTTTATTTGGCTCGAGCTGTAGGGACGTAGTCCGATCCAATCCACCTCATTTCCCCCAATTTCCCCCAATTTCTCGCAACTTTCCCCAAATCTCCCCAACCACTTCATCCTGCTGTGATATTTCTCACTGGCGATCCCTGTGATGATTCTGTAGCATTGGTTTTCTTCTCTACCAAATGAGAAGACGTTGGAGGTTTATTGTTATGGCAAATACGTGTGAGAGTGTAGTCCGGATCTCTGGACTCAAGGAGCGGCTAGATAACTTCATCGCCGTCAACATCACTGATCTATTGGTGAAGAGCGGACGTCAGGTCATTGACGTATCTGTTGGTCTTGAGCGTTACAAGGCAGACACAGGATGCGAAGGCGGGTGCTGTGGGCTCAGGCTCATGGACTCGAACATGAATCTGTACGAAGGCACGAGTATTACTCCAGACTTGACGCTTTACATCGATTCCTCATGGGATGCGCCTATTGACTGGTTCCGTGGGATCGTGTCCCTGTACCCAGAGTTGTCCTTTAATATCAACTGGGGGCAAGCGGAGGATATGTTTGCTGGGACTTTGTTGGCATCAAACGGTGAGATTACTCAACTGTCCATCCGGACAGAGGACGAGCTAACGGAGGAGGATCTCTGGTTGATGGGCCTTGGTTGGTGCGATGCGTGCGACAAGCCTAGTATTGCTGTGTGGCGTGACGAACCGTGTCCGCATTGTTTAGAGGAGGAGGCAAAGTAATGGTACAGACGTCATTGATCCCTGTAGAGGACATGGCTCGGATTACGAAGAAGGTGCAGGGCTCTCATGCGCCGGGTGTGCAGATGCGCGGTGTTGCTGAGCATGTGCACGGTTACCAACTGGTTGAGAAGCTTTTGCCTGTGTGCCGCGAGCATGGGCTCTGTATTGAACTGTTTGACGGCGAAGAAGAGTACACTCCAATCACCTCTCCTGTGCAGATGATCCACAGCATGAGCGCATGCGACATCGAATACCTGCTGATCTATGATGGCGAGGTCGAACGCACGGAAGACAACGACAACACATTCATCAGCATCGTGCTGGTGTACGGTAACTGCGCAGATGATCCAGAGATCGGACGTGGCGAGATGATTGCCGACTGGGGTGGCGTCAAGGAATGGTTCGACATCTTCGATCCCGTGATTGACGACTTCGTCAATGACTACTACATTCAGAAAAAAGCTCAGGAGGTGACAGTATGACAGTGCAGGAACTGATCGACGTACTCAAGCGTGCAAACCCAAGCGACACTGTACTCTTCCGTGTTGATTGCCCCTTCGGGGGCAATAGCCTCCCTGTGCAGTTCAACCCAAAGCGTAGCGACAAATCATGGATCAATCTGTTCCCTGTCGACGGCTACGAGTTTGAGGTCACTGGCACGCCTGACGAGGAAGAGGACATTGACTTGGACGAGCCATTCAGCCCGGAACCGCAATGGGGACAGTGTGGTAAGTGTGGCGACTGGGTCACATTCCCATGCTGTAACTGCATCGCACGTGACCTCGATGACCTGCCGGATTCACCTGACTACGCTGAGCCACCAACAGACGACACCGGTGGCGGGAGGTATTGATATGATTGAGAAACGCATCGCAGTCCTTCGGGAACACGCACCAATTCTTGCTGGATTATGTCTTGCCATGCATGACCGCCCGGAATTGGCACAGCTTGACGACTGGGTCTACAACTGCTCCGGATCGTACGCCACACTTGGCACCTTGCTGAGCGAGATGCTCCCTTCATACGAGGGACTAGTGCTTGACGCCAACATCGGTGTGCACGTCTCCGATGGACACAACGCCTTCGAGGAGTTTGTCATCACCGTCTGGGACTCCATTGCCAATTACCGCAAGGCACTCAACGGTGAGGTCTACGACATGGACAAAATGACCGCCGGGTTCCTACAGGACATCCTGTCAGAGGAGACAATCAATGATTGACTACAGCATCAAGGACGTGCTGGGCTTTGAACTACCCAAGCGGTTCGTTGCAGAATGCTTCATTGAGGACGACGAGTCCTCAGCTGAGGTCGAATACGAACAGATCCAAGACGAAGCGTTCGCTGAGGCAATGTTCTGGGCGCAACAGAACCAGATGGATGAAGACATCACCAACGATCTGATGTTCGCTGTCTCAGAATCCCTCCAGCAGTATGTCGAAGACACATTTGGCGAAGGCGAAACGACCAACACCGTGTGCGACAACCTCTACGAATACAGGAACCTCGTCGAAGACTGGGCTAAGTACGTCAATGAAGTGATCGGCGCAGACGCACAGCGCGGTTTCGAGGATCGACAGTCAGGCGATTACTGGGCTGACTAAATAAGTTGTCGCGACCTGTCACACATCATGTGCCTGATGCGATAATATCTGTGTAATGTTTCAGTGCCTTGCTGGTCGGGCGAATGACCAGCACTGGAGGTTTTCACCATGGTTAGATTAACCGACTCAGACACACAAGCACTTGCCCTTGTCGGGCAAGGTACCTTGACACCAGCGCAGCTCGACGCTGTAATCTCAGTGTTCACGCACCTCAACACTCATGGCATGAGCAACTGGGCAGCATACAAGCACGGATCACTCGAAGCTGCGGGCGCAACCATGTACGCAACGATTGAAAGCAACGCTGTCTGCCTGTCCACGACAGTTGGACGTGACCAACAATCCATTGAGTGCATTGTGCGTGCATTGATCTGGAGTGACATCACACGGAAGCTTGACTTCTCTCTTGAGAATGGATGGGACAACTACGACTACGCCCTGCACTACAGGTCAAAAGACACTTCCATCTGGGGCGCATTCAACTTCCAACTCAGTCGGACACCTTACGAGATCATCGACTAGTGTCCTCTGCCCTGCTGGTGGGGCGAATCACCAGCACGAAAGGTTCAAATGAAAATCAGCATTCACGAGGCGTACAATCACATCGCCCCATTCGTCGTTCAGATCCCAGGCACCAAAGACTACAAGCCTGGTGCGCTTCAGTACATCTCATGCCTCATGACTAGCTCGTTCCATCGACCAGTCATGATCCGTGGGTTCGCAGACGATGAAGCCATCAAGACCATCGCTCGCATGATCATCGACTTCATCGATCCTCTCAATGGCAACGAGACCGCAGACATCGAGTACCGTGACTTCACATCACCAAACATCGCCGGTGATCCAATCATGAAACACTCCATCAAGTTCACTGCAGGGACGAGTACCTACGAGTGGACGTGGGAGTTCACACGAGAACTGGCAGGCGTACTATGACAGAGATCCTTGGACTCATGGTCTCTATCCCCGGTGTGCTGATCATGCACTTCCTGCCATTCCTTGTGCTGTGCTTCCTTATCACCGTGCCTCTCTACCCGATAGCTCTGGTGATGGAGATCGCAAAGAAGAAATGAACAACATCGTACGCGAACTGATGGAGTGCTGGATTGACAGTGCTCCTGATGATCTGAAGCCGCTCTGGAGGAAGATCACTGTGACACACTGGGAGCGCAAAGGCGTTCCCATGTGCACACTCCAGTGGAACTACTTCAACCTTGACATTGCCACATTCGCTGTGCCCGACAAGATTGACGTAGACGTTATCTCAGACCAGATGATGGTCTGGAACGCAGAAGGCAAGAAGCCTGTACTCACACACCAATCCAAGAACCCCAGCGGAGAGCTTGCCACCGTGTGCGAGATCGTGGATGAATTCCTGTCCGGGAACTGGACGCCACACTGGCATTGCTACAAGTGCAGGGAACGACACAAAGGGAAGATCAAGCCACATTGAGATTCTTCCGAGTGAAGACAACGGGCAAGGTCGAGTGGAGCAAATCATTCGACCATGCTCAGTCCATTGCTCTCGAATGGGCGAAGACAATCTGCCTCAACAAAGACACAGGCGAGGTCACAGTCGACGCCATCAACGTCACGTACAGGAACTACGATCACCTTCTTGCAGTCCTTAACGGACTGATCCCCATGAGACGATGGTTCCTGATCGTGATAGAGCGCGGAGTGGTCGTAGCTGAACACAAGTGGACACGTTACAGGCATCTCGCGAAGACAGATCCCATCGACATGATGGCACACCCGACACACAGGCACGCCGACTGGATCAAAACAGTCCACAGCATTGACGAATATCAAAAGATATACAGGCTTGCACCAGACCCGAAGTCAGCGCACATCGCATGCAAGCTCGCGAAGATCGACACATCGATCGGAGGTCATAAACTTACTGTGGCGATCAACAGATATTGTTGGGATTGGATAAACTCCACGACTGGGAGGTGATATACTTTTCTACGTAAGTAGATAGTCGGGAAGGGGGCTGTGTGTGCATAGGAGGCGCCCCCGACCCATTTGAGAACGCCATGGAGGTAGGTTCTTGCTGTTATTATACCAGCATGAAGAGCACGGAAGCGCAGTTACAAACACTGATCGTCAATACGCTAGGTTTTCTTGGCTACACCGTCATAGAGACAGGTAAAGCAAGGCGTAAAGTTCAATGCCCACGGTGCAGGAATATGCACTATCCAACAGGATGGCAAGGCAACACACTCGGTTGCCCAGACCTCTACATTCATGCTGCTCATTGGCACATGCCCGTAGCTGTTGGCATCGAACTCAAAACCAAGACGGGCGCCGTGCGCAAAGAACAAAAGTGCATGGCAGATCAGCAGATGACAGTTATCTGCCGGGATGTTGAATCCGTTATTCAACAAATCAAAACGTTTGAATCAATGTATGGAAGCCCCATGCAAGTTGAAAGGTTGGAACGCTATCTTGAGCGAAATGAAAAGCATGCATTCGTCGATTGACTACATGTTTGTCAGTGATCTGGACAAACACGGTCTCGTTTACTACGCCGAAACAGAATCCGGCGGACTCATGTGCGGTGGATCCAAGGAACACGAGATCACCGCTGTCATCATTGGAGACACAAAGGAAGAACTTGCATCCTTCATTGCAAGTGTTGAGGGCGAGAAGCCTATCCTCAAGCAGACCACATTGTTCTCCCTTTGCGACGACTGGCGGTTCTTCATGTACCGCAACTCCTGTCGGATGATCGTTGCTGGAGACGGCTGGTTGTCCAGAGCTGTCGGTGAAATGGCACAGTGGGGTAGCCGCCTGTGCTCAGATCCAGCATGTTCAGTGCTGTCCGCTAAGGACAACGGAGAGTATGTCCGCATTGACGGAGCCATTGTCATTGCACAAGACATCGCTGACCTGCTTGATGTGGCAGGTGAACTGATTAACAACGACACCACAGAGTTCTTGTGCAACCCGCTTATAACATTTGCACTGCCGGATGAAACAGTGTGGTATCAAGGCAACACGTACCGTGTGCGAGAGACACTCGAGCGCAACATGTACATGCTGTCAAAGTTTGTTGACACAGATGCAGAAGCAGAGCTCCTGCGCAAGATTGGAGATACCAAATGAGAATCGAAGACCATCTCGTAAAGATGAAAGGGGGCAAGCTTTATGCCCCTGTGTACGTCAGGATTGCACTGTTCCGTGAAGACCATCCCGTCGCGGACGGATGGGGCATCACCGCAGAAATCGTTAGCACAGACGAGACGTCCTGCCTGTCACGTGCCAGCATCACTGATCCTGATGGACGCGTCGTTGCAACAGGACACAAGCGCGAACACAAGGCACACTTCCCTGACTTTGAAGAGAAGTCCCTGACAGGTGCTGTTGGACGTGCGCTTCTCATGGCTGGATACGGAACTCAGTATGCTCTCGACGAACTCGACGAGGGTGAACGCATTGTTGACGCACCAATACCGGGTGGGTATCAACTCAACGCCGTGCCTGTCGTAGTCAAAGCTGCAGATCCACAGGTTGCGTATAAGGTTGCCGCCAACTTATTCATGGACGGATGCAAACGATTGTTTGGCGACGAACTAACACCAGCAGACGCCAAGGGCATTTACGCCCGGATGTACGGCACAACCACAATGGAGACCGAAAAGCTTAACGCCGCAGTTACACGCATGGCCGCTTATAACGACGGCGATGTGTTTGCTACCGAACTACTTGCAGACGACGAGGACGCATAATGGAAGAACAAGATGAACTAATCCGTGAAAACGGATGGGT